ATCTAGTTTTAATAATACAATCAAGACCTGTACTTCCAAGTTTAAGTTTACTTTGAATCTTAATTTCTTTTTTATTCCTATCTCCACTATGAAATTCTCTAGTGTATTTAGGCTTAGTTTCACTTTTATTTTTTCCCATAACTTAATTGTTTTCAGCAAATGTAATAGTTTAAATGAATCTACCAAGAGAAAAACTAATTTTAACATTTAATACCGTAGAGGATTATATGATTATAAATATGCAAGTCATACTCCCCGTGGAGGATGGAGATGAGTTAGACTTAATCATATTAGTATTAATGATATTAATAGAGATAATGATAATAATGATAGTATTGATTAACTTGATGTGATTGATACTGATTGTATTCATCCTCCACGGGGAGTTGAGCAGAGAGCGAAGCTCGGAGCGGGTCACAGTGAATCTATTAATGCTGATTATATTAATATTAATATCTATATAGATACTATTGCTACTTTATAATTACTTGATTATCAATAAGTTACAATACATAACTTGTTCCATCCATGGAACACATTTCGCTATTTATTTGCTATATTTGTTCCATGGGTGGAACACATTTCGCTAATTTCTTAGAGTAATATATTTTTTTTATGTTAAACTTAATAATATTATTGTTATGACTTTTAAAGAAGATTTTAAACCTACTAAAGTTTATAATAAACTTGTTAATGATGTTTGTTATAATGCTGATTGCTTAGAAGAATTTGAAAAACAAAGACTTGTTGTTGCTAATCCTTTTAGTTATAATAAAAGTACCAGAACTGGTATAGTTGCTGAATTTGATAATGGTTATCATCTTAGTAAAGAAGTTGGCATTAAACGTAATTTTGTTACTATTGGTATGAGAGTTTGGGATATAATAAGAAAGAATAGATATGCTGTTATTATTTCTTTTATTGGTTATATTGCTGAAAATATTAAATTTAATAGTAATGTTATTTATATTTCTCATGATTTAATTAAAGGTTATGGTTTAGTTAAACCTAATCGTAGAGATTATTATAACGCTATTTCTTATCTTGAAGATGAAAATATTATTAAAAGAACTAATTTACAAAATATTTATGTTGTTAATCCTATTTACATATTTAGAGGTGATGTTAACAAACTTATTAATATTATTAGTGAAGCTAAATTAATAAAAACTTTTGATGATAAAGATAGACTTATAGTTGATAAGTTTGTTTTATTTAAAAATGATACTGATAAAGGTATTGTTATTGCGAATAAAGATTTGTATGCAACTGAAGTTATAGATATTAGCGAAGACTGAGTTAAATGCGATGATAAAAATGATGATAATTATAAAGATGATGGCGAAGATAATGGAAATAATGAAGATGAAGGTAATAAAGGTAATGATAATGAAAATGAAATGAAAAGTTATAATGAGAGTGATAGTGAAAATGATAGTAATGGTAATAATTAGAGTGAAAATAGTGTATATTAATGTTTTGATGAGGCTAGTGAGTAGGAGGGGTGGGTCATTAAATTGGACTTGGACACCCCCGTCAAGTTCTAGGAGAAAGTAATAATAATTAAAAAGAGGAAAATTAAAGTGATGAATATGGCGAAAATGATGTTGAAGATAATAGTGAATAAGGTAATAATAAAGTGCATAAATATAATAGTGAATAAGGTAATAATAAATAAATATAATATAATATAATAGTAATGATGGTAATAATAAATAAATATAATAGTAATGATGATAATAATAAATAAATAAATAAATATAATAGTAATGATGGTATTGAATATGAAAGTGAAGATGAAAGTGAAGATGATGGTGAAGATGAAAGTGAAGATGATGGTATTGAATATTATATGTATTAGTGTGATAGTGAGGCTAGTGAGCATAACCCCCGGTCATGTTAAACTTGATTGACTACCCCCGCCTAAAGTTGATAGAGTTAATGATAATCCTGCTCATTATCAACATTAAATATATTGAGATTATTCATCTCATTACATTACTAATTATTAACACTAATCATTATGAGAACAAACAAACCATTGTTGTTAGTTGCAATCATACTGATGATGCCAGCTATCATACTAGCATTGAAAGTAGAGCCAACTAGTGATGAACAAATTACTGCTGTTGTATTTGGAATACTATCGGCTATTGTTAGTTATCTTAGTAGAGATTAATCTCTACTAGATGATGTTGCTCATTATCAACATTAAATACTTTGCAGTTGAAGAACAATTGCCAGTAATGCTACTGATTAGCATAATTAAAAACTTAATAGTCATGTCAGACGTAAAAGATTTAGCTCAAGCTGCACAAGATGCTGCTGTTGCTCCTGAGAATGTTAACGTAGTTGAACAAGCTACAAGTGTTGAACAAACTAACGCCGCAAAGACTGAACAAGCTCAGACTATCGAAGCTATTGTCAAGTCTATTTGTACTGACGGTTATAGTCGTGTAGTTAATACTACTATTACTAATATTGACTGTCAAGAACGAACTGCTGCAAATGGCAAATCTTACCTTAATGCATTTGTTACTATTAGTAATCCTGTTAAAGGTGCTCAAAGTATGCCTGATGGTACTCATAGAATGGGTATGCTTGGCGCTGTACAAACACCGTTCAATCAGGTATTGCTAGTGATGCGCAAAGACAAGTTCTACGGTCGATTCGTGAACTATATTGCCGAAGCTGCTGAAGCTGGCTTTGCTAGTATGTACTTAACTGGCGTTAATATTAGAATACTTTGTCAGTTTGTTGCTGCTGGTGTACAAGAACGTAATCCATTTACACGTAAAGATAATCTTTACAATGTTGTAGATTACGATCGTTATGTATATCATATCATAGGTATCGAGCAACCTAATGATGCTGTCACTGTTGGTGCTTATAATGTGCTTATCAAACAGCTTATGGAAGATGCTCGTGCAGCTATTGCAGCTAAACATGACGCCAAAGCTAAAGCAGCTAGTTTTGTTGCTGCTAGTATTAGCGATGATGACAATATGCCGTATTAATCAACATTACGCTACTGACCTTCGGGTTGGTAGCGTTAATGCTATCAACAATAGTTTTGTTGGTGCTACTGCTAGTAAACAACATGGCAATGCTCATAGTCAACATTAAATATATTGCAGCAAACGAACTTAACAGTCTGATAAGTCTTATTCATACAAATCTTGCTGTATTGTCTGATAAGACTAATTCTAATAATCTTGCTTATGAAAGTTAAACGTATTATTACTACTATTGAAGTAGAAGATAATAATTCTACTACTTCTGTTGAACTTACTAAACTTTTTCTTGATGAACATTATGTTCCTCTTGTTGCTACTAATATTAGTTCAAATGGGAACTCAACTGATATTAATAAACTATATAGAGCTGTAGATAATAATCGTAATCTTATTGTATTAAAACTTGCAGGTATCGCTAAGGATATTAATGATGCTCTAGATGAAGGTGACGTTCGTGGAGAATCTCCTACTGAATAAGATGATATTGCTGGTAGTAAAAATAAACAACATAGCCTATATTATATTATCATCCTAACCGTAAGAAGTCCTATATATATTATATATATAATATATATAGACTTTTACTCTAATGTACCCACGCGCGTGTATGCGTAATAGACTATTGCTCATGCTCTATACAGCTTGGTTTGACTTGTTCAAACCAAGCTGGTATTACTAACCTTGATAATCTTGATAATATTGATACTAATTTTGATAATCTTGATGTAGTTATTATTGATGATTTTGTTATAGATATTATTAGTCATGTTAGTCATACTTCGAAACTTGCTACACAAGTTTCTCGAATTAGTGCTACTAGTCTTGATAGTCTTGATGATTTTGCTAGACTTGCTAATACTAGTCAAGCTAATGCTAATCATATCCATCCTCTACGGGGGGTCTACACTACTAATTCAGCTAGTTTTGATACTGCTAATATTGGTCATATTGAACTAGGTAGAGCTAGTATTGGACATGAAGGTCATATTGAACATGAAAATTATGATGAATTTGATGGTGATTATGGTCATATTGAGCCTGATTTTGCTATTGGTAACTATAACTAAACTTGGTCATATTGATACTATTCATGACTGATTTTGCTATTGATGGCTAGTATTGACTATGACTGATTAACTTGATTTTGCTAGCGGTGACTAGAGGTAACTAGTGATATTGCGGATGATATTGAATGTGGAGAATGTAATAGTGTAAGCAATGTGAGGTTGAGAATGAGTATGAAAGTGATTATAATGATGGAGATGAGAGTAAAGCTGTGGGAGTTGATGGTAGTGTTTATTTTAAAAAACTTAATTTTCCTCATCATCTATCTAAGCCTATTGTTCCAACTCCCTCTCTCTCCTCCTCTCCTATAACTTCTAGTTATACTATCATAACTTCCAGTTCCAGCATTATAACTTCTAGTTATACTATCATAATCTCCAGTTATACTATCATAATCTCTAATTCCAGCATTATAATCTCCAGTTCCAGCATCATAACCTCCAGTTCCAGCATTATAACCTCTAGTTATACTATCTATAACCTTTCATTATAACCTCTATAACTTCTAGTTATATCACTATCAGTTTCAGTCATAGCATCATCATCATTATCATCTCATTGACGTTCGTCATGACGATTAGTCATACAATCGTCATTAAGACTAACTCTAACAGTATTATCAAGTCTAATAAGACTTCTAGTCATACTAATCAATAGCATTAGTTCTAGCTAATAATAGCTCTACTAGTAGTATTAGTATTATAATGACTATTAAACCTAGTCTTAATAGTAATATTAATATTAATCAAACTAATATTGCTAATACTGATATTGATTATGTTCTCTATACTCTTTATACTCTTGATGTTGATTATGTTTATCATACTCGTTATATTTATGATGTTGATTATATTCTTTCTCATTTAAATCCTATTGCTATAACTATTTTAGTTATTTTAATGCAGTGATTCAGTATTAGTTAGAATTATAATATAAATAAATTATAATATATTTGGAGTATTATATTTAATTATTATATTTGTCATGTTGTTCAGTAGAGTAATATTGCTACTGATAATAATATTAATCTTAAACTTATAAGTGTTATGGTAAATTTTGATAATGTTACTACTGGTATTCCACAAAAGCCTAGAAAAAAGACTATGGCTGAAAGTTTAGAAGAAGCTAAACAAGAAGGTAGACTTGTTGTTCCAGAAGAAGATAAACAAGAAAATGCTGTTATTAGTACTGA